TAGTGTACGTGGCTGATGGGTTCCATCGTATGTACACCGAAGAAACTTTGCCTGATGAGTTGAAGGCGAAGTTCGCAATGATTCTTGCTTGTGGGAATCAGACTATGTTAGTAGAGCCTGAGAGCAGACTACAGAAGATGACGGTTTACGTTAATACACAATCACCCGAACTTGATGAGATTGGGTGGCGCGTATCGGAAACATATTTCTGCCTAGTCTTGGACAGGCTAACTTTGAGTTCACTGAAGGGTGGGACGCTAAATGAAGATGAAGCAAGCATTCAGCTTTGAGAAAGATTTTGTTGTTAGGGGATGGATAGACGAAGAAGAACTTGAAGGAGGTTCACCCCCTAACCCCGCACACTTTTGGCGAACAAGAATGATGTGGGTACGCATTGAAGATATGGACTTTGAACACCTTGAGAACACAGTTAATCTCTTCAGTAAAGAAGGTACGAAGATTGACCCCTCAAGGCAGGATGCGTTCGAGAACGTAATGCTTACCTACCTCAGAAAGAAATTAGCAATGGATGAAATGATTGAAAGGACACAACATGACATACTCTAAAGAACAGCTTGACGACATGGTTGAAGAAGAAACGCCTACCATATTTGAACGGCTGTGGGATGGCTTCCTCGACTTGATGACCTTAGTGGGCATGATAGCAACCGTCTGCTTTATTGCAGGGTACGTCATCGTCAACCAACCATCGAGCGTGGTGCAGTGCGAACCAACCAAGACAGTCTTAACAAAGAGCATATTCAAATGAACGATATACCAGCATTCCCAAGACCCTCCAGCGGAGTAGACCAATATGCCCAAACAGGCATGACCCTGCGTGATTACTTTGCAGCTAAAGCTATGCAGAGTTTGACTACGCAGTATCGTGCGATGTTTATGGACAACACGCTTGAGGACTGGGAAGAAGAAGCTGTCCCTGCTCTAGCAGTGGAAGCCTATTTATGGGCAGACGAAATGATGAAAGCAAGAGGAGAAACAAAATGACATTCCAAGAACAAATTGAGGCACTGCCCGAAGCGGAGCGGACTAAATTCTTTAGAGGACTTATGGCGGTAGCCGAAGCAGGACGACAGGTAGGTGTACCGCCCGAAGAGTTAGCCAAGATGTACGCCAACACATACAACGAAGTGGAGAAGAACGCATGAAAGACGAAGACGATGACATCCAAGTTTACCAACGCCCTTGGGTGGGGCTGACGTTTGCAGAAATATGCGATGCCGAAGTGGTTGCAACGGATGAATTTAATAATTTCTCAGAACTGAAATTCGCCCGCGCCATAGAAGCCAAACTCAAGGAGAAGAACACATGATACCGATAGCATGGTACGACCCAACTAACGGCGCGGTCAGTATAGACAAAGACAGCCCTTTGTTTACACCGCTTGGTCAGGTTTTGCCTTTGTATCCAGAGCGTGAGTGGGTAGGGCTGACTCAGGCGCAATTCTTGGAAGCCACACGGCTTGCTGAGAATGGTAATTATTTAGTTGCATTTGTTCGCATCCAAGATTGGCTAAAGGAACAGAACACATGAAAGGTAACGGCTACGAAAATCACTATCGTTCCATAGCTCCCCCAAAGGAAGGTCTGCGGGTTCAAGGGTCAAACTTAACCAAGCTTGCAAGAAACAAATCAAAGTTATCGTTTAACTGCGACCACTGCGGTTTGGCATACGAGACGTATGCTTGTTGGGCAAAGCGTTACTCAAATCACTACTGTTCGAGGGCTTGCGCTAGCGCGGCAAAGGTCATTAGATTCCCAAAAGATTGCGTGATATGCGGAACTGAGATGCTGATAACGCCATCAAATTACCCAAAGGTGTTTACTTGCTCAACGCCTTGTATGCGCAGGAAGCGGGTAACAAACAACGTCGGCATACGTACTTCTCCTGATTACATGGCTATCGCTAAACGTCTAAAAAAAGACGCATTATGCAAGTCATGCGGAACAACCAACGGCCCGTGGGCAGTACGAGGGGTCAGATTGTGGGTTGAAGATGGTCTTGCTTGCGCGGATGGTAGCGAAGCTTATTTGGTGTGTAGGCACTGCCACCTAAAGTCAGTGGCTCCCCTATCAACTGCTTCAGCTTACATGTCAGATCGGTTTAAATACTACAAGGAGAAGAACGCATGAAACTAGCAGCAGGTAACCCGAACCTAATGAAGAAGATAGAACCCCTAGCGCAGCCGCGCACTTTCAATCACATGAAAGATGGGCAAATATATACACCGCCGAAGCCCGAGCCTATTCGTGCCGGTGCGATGGACGCGTTCAAACTTCCGAGCCGTGGGTATAAAACCTAAAGGAACATCATGCTTACACAATACCAACAAACAAGGTTGAAAGACCTAGTGCGCCCGAAGATGGGCGGGGCTTATCAGGGGACGGTAAACATCAGACTTAACGAGTTTATAGATAACTTACGCACACAGTACCCTGAACATTTCCACGAGAGTACTGACTCATTACGCAAGCGGGTATTTTTTGACGAGCCAGTGCGATTAGCTGGACATTCAGGATTACCTATGGCGGGTTTTATCCGACCGATTAAGGGGTGGCGCAATGAGTGTATCTAAGCATCCACTGATACGTAGATTGCTACATCAGTACCACGATGGACTTACCTCTATTGAGATATCTGAGCGACTCGAACTGAAACCTGACTCCGTCAGGAACGCTTTGGGGGAGATGCCTGATACATACATTGATAGGTGGACTCCAGTATCCAATGAGCCGCCCCATGCAGTGTGGTGCGCTGTTGTACCGCCCGAAGATTGCCCTAGACCAAAAAAGAAAGTAAAGAAAGTAAAGCCATGACGCCCGAAGGAAAAGTTAAAGAGGCTATTAAGAAGATTCTTAAAGCACACGATGCCTACTTCACCATGCCCATTGGCACGGGTTTTGGGAGCGCAGGTGTACCTGACTTTGTTATCTGCCATAAGGGAGTATTCATTGGTGTGGAGGCTAAGTCAGGCACAAACAAGCCTACCGCGCTACAACTCGAACACATAGACAGGATTCGTAAGCGAGGGGGTCACGCATTCGTGGTTAATGAAGATAACTACGGTGAACTAAATGAATTGTTAAGGGGGCTTGAATGACCGATGAAGAAGACCAAAGTAATAGGCGTGATTTACACGCAGGATTTGCCATGATTGGATTGATTATGAGGGGACAAGACCCTTTTAAGATTCCAGCTATGGCTTATGAACTTGCAGACTTAATGCAAGACGCGCGGGAGCAGCATAGGGCTGAATCCGCAACAGTGAAACGCCAAACCAAAAAGGAGAAGGCAAATGAGTAAAGAGAGTAACTTAACACGTGTGAAAAAGGCTTTGATTAAATCGCCAAACATCACAGCGGACGTAATCGCCAGTCAAGTTGGTGTGTCTAAGGTGTACGCATACAACCTACTGTCAAACGCACGTAAAAAGTTGGGTATGAATAAGCAACGTGATGGGACATGGAAGTTCAAAATACGTTTGCAGGGTAGCCGCCCCGAAAGTTTTGAGACCGTATCTGTAACTACTAGCGGACAATCAATCTTAGCTGGCGGCCCGACAGAGGCAGAACTAAACGCTACCGACAACATCAACCCTGCCCACTATAAGGTAGGCGGTATCGAGACTATTGACTTCATTGAAGCCAAGCTGACAGCAGAAGAGTACCGTGGCTACCTACGTGGGAATGTACTTAAATATACGTCACGTGCCGACCACAAAGGCGACCGCTTGGAGAACCTCAAGAAAGCACAGTGGTATCTCAACCGCGAGATTGAAAAGTCAGGTAAGTAAAACTTCAAGATAGCGTTCCATTACCACGTGGGACGCTATCTTGATACCAGTTCTTTAAGTTTTGGAGATTAGGCAATGCAAATAGGAACAGAAATTTTGATTGAGCGCATGAACACTCACCCCGAAGAGTTTGAGAATGGTGTGCTTTCCAAATGGGCAAGAATAATGGAATTGACCGAGTGTTTACCCAACGAAGACAAGGCAGCTATTAAAGATGCTTACAACAAAGCAAAGATGGATTTCTTCAATGGAGAAGTTCTTGCAACATTAGCGGGCGAACGCGAACTGTTAAAGGTAACAGAGGGTACTAATACTGGTAGGCTTACAGGCAATACTCTTAACACAGGATGGTTAGACGAACATCCGCAGAACAAAGCGGAGTATGCCGCGCAACAACAAATGGCGATGAGTGACAGGGCGAGGAACGCCATGCAAAACCCCTATCCAAGCGGCGGCTTAGTAGGCAAAGGCAACGGCATTTGGAGTGCATTGTTTTGAATCTAATCACACTCGATTTTGAGTCGTACTACGATGGTAAGAAACGACTCGGCTTTAAGACGCAGACAACGGAAGAGTACGTTCGGGACTCGCGTTTTGAAGTCATAGGCGTTGGAGTAAAGGTCAATGACGGCGCGGAGACGTGGTTCTCGGGTTCCGCTAAGGAAATCTCTGACCACCTTAACTCCTATGACTGGGCGGGATCGGCGCTTCTCTGTCATAACACGCTGTTCGATGGATGTATTCTTAGCTGGCGGTTCGGTATCAAACCCGCGTACCTGCTTGACACCTTGAGCATGGCTAGGGCAATACACGGCGTCGAGGCTGGCGGTTCGCTTGCCAAGTTAGCCGAGCGTTACAACCTTGGTAAGAAGGGCGATGAAGTAGTTGCCGCTGAAGGCAAACGCCTCAAAGATTTCGCCCCTGATGAGTTAGCGAAGTACGGCGAGTATTGCAAGAATGACGTAGACCTTACCTTTAAGTTGTTCCAAGAATTGTCGAGCGAGTTCCCGCAAGCCGAACTTGACCTGATTGACATGACCCTGCGTATGTTCACCGAGCCTGTCTTTGAGGTTGACGATGCGCTGTTGATCGAACGACTAGAGGAAGTGCAGCAAGAGAAGCAAGGCGTACTGCGCGGCTTGATGGGGCGGATGGAGTGCGACACCGAGGAAGCAGTGCGTAAGAAACTCGCTAGTAACAAGCAGTTCGCTGCGGTGCTGGAGGAGAACGGCGTCAAATGCCCAATGAAACCAAGCAAAACTACAGGGAAGCAAACCTATGCACTGGCTAAGAACGATGAGGGTTTTTTGGCGCTTACTGAGCATGAAGACCCATATATACAGCAACTATGCTCTGTTCGACTGGGTACCAAATCCACTATCGAAGAGTCACGAGTCCAAAGATTCATTGACATCGGAAAGCGCAACAAGGGGCGGCTACCGATACCTCTCAAATACTACGGTGCGCACACAGGGCGTTGGGCAGGGATGGATAAAGTCAACTTCCAAAACCTCCCTAGCCGAGATAAAAAGAAAAAGGCTCTCAAGAACTCGGTGGTTGCGCCCGATGGTTACGTTGTCATCAACTGCGACTCGTCTCAGATTGAAGCGCGTATCCTCGTTTGGCTGGCAGGACAGAATGATGTTATCGAGCAGTTTCGCAAGGGCGAGGATGTCTACTCAGTATTTGCAACCAAAATATATGATCGCCCCATCAGTAAAGCAAACCCAGTCGAACGATTCGTAGGCAAGACCTGCATCTTGGGGCTAGGCTACGGTACTGGCGCAATAAAACTTCAGCACACGCTTAAGACAAGCCCGCCGGGAGCTATCGTTACTGAGGACGAAGCTAAAGAGTTTGTTAATACATACCGTGACAGCAACGATAAGGTGATTGACCTTTGGAAAGATGGTGACAAAGCAATCAAAGACCTAGCAAACTGGGGCAAGACCAAGCCATTTTGGTATGGGAAGAACAAGTGCCTGATGGTAACGAAGGAAGGCATACGGTTGCCCAACGGTTTGTATATACGATACCCCGACCTCAAACTAGACACTGAAGAATCTAAAAGCCAATACATATACGCTTCTCGTAAGGGCCCTGTAAGTCTGTGGGGTGGTGCGCTGGTAGAGAACGTGGTGCAAGCCTTGGCGCGAATTGTTGTTGGGCAGCAGATGATCGAGATACATAAACGCTACCCTGTTAAGCTGACCGTCCATGATGCGGCGGTTGTCGTAGTCAGGGAAGAGGAGCAAACTGAGGCTCTTGCATATATCGTCGAGCGCATGTCTACGCCACCTGACTGGGCTAAGGGTTTACCCGTAGCCTGTGAAGCCAATGTCGGAAAAAGCTATGGTGATTGCTAATGCGAGTCCTGTGGAAGTACATCAACACACAGACACGCGATGTTCACTTCTCGTGGGAACGCTGGAGTCATAGAGATGGTTTTTGGGAATTTAGATTGCCGCCCGAAGAAAAAAAAGTTGCACAAACGCCAAAACAAGCTGTAGAATAAGTAAAATTAAACTGGACACACAATGAGTTTCACTTGGTCATATTCGGCTCTAAAAGATTACGTGAACTGCCCTCGGCAGTACAACGAAGTCAAGATTCTGAAGAACTACGTTAAGAAGACCACGCATCAGATGACCTTTGGCACTGAGGTGCATAAGGCTTGTGAGGACTACGTTGGTGAGGGCAAGCCGCTGGTTAAGAACTATGCCCACTTCAAGCCAACACTAGACTCCCTGATGGAGATAAGCGGTACGCGATACCCCGAGTACGAGATGGCGTTGATGCCCGACTGCACACCCTGCGGTTTTTCTGAGCCAGCGCGTTGGGTGCGGGGGATAGTTGACTTGCTTATCGTGGATGGTGAAGACGCATACATTATTGACTACAAGACGGGCAGCAACAAATACCCTGACCCAAAACAGTTAAAGCTGATGGCGCTGATGACCTTTGCTCACTTCCCCGAGGTGCAGAATATCAAGGCGGGGCTGTTGTTTATAGTGCAAAATAGCTTTGTTGACGAGTCATACAAGCGAAGTCAAGTTGAGGAACTTTGGGGCCACTTCAGACCCGACCTTCAACGTATGCAGTCTTCATACGACACAGGCATATGGAACCCAAATCGAACTCCGCTTTGCGGCTGGTGTCCCGTAAAAACCTGCGAGAACTACAAGGAAAGACGATGACCTACGTAACTAAACCCCGACCATACAAAAAAGAATATGAACAGCAAAAAGCTAGAGGCGAACTCGCCAATCGAATGGAGCGCCAACGCGCTAGACGCGCTATTGACAAAACTGGAGCCGACAAAAACGGAAACGGCACGGCTGACAAACGCGAAGGAAAAGATGTTGCACACGTCAAGGCTTTATCTACAGGTGGCAAAAACGCAAACGGAGTGCGCGTAGAGAGCGCAGCTAAGAATCGTTCGTTTAAGCGAAGCGCATCAGGCGCGTTGGTATCCGAGACAAGCAAGCGCGAACGCAAAAAGTAATAACTGCCGTAAGGCATGAGTGGGCAGCGGGAGGTTTGCACTCCCTTAACCGTGTCAGTCAAACGGTGCAGGTGCTTTCTCCTTGGCACGTCGGTTTGACCGATTGACCCCCGTAAGGGGTCTTGTTAAATACAGTAAAGGATAGTTAATGAATGTAGTAGATGACACAGTAGTAAGAATGACGGTCCCATCAGCAGACCTACAATTCTTGATCGGGCACATAGACCGATGCGAAGTCCTAAAGGATGACGGAGTAAACGCAGATGTAGTCGTCTACTGGGGCGTTGAGGAAATGCAGCGTCTTGTGCGTCTCTATGGAGATGCTCCTAACCCAATGGACAAGCAGTACAGTTGGCCCGGACTCTACACCCCCTTCGCTCATCAAGTAGTTACAGCATCGTACTTAGCGCTGCGCGACAGGGCCTTCTGTTTCAACGAAGCAGGGACAGGGAAAACATCATCAGTGATATGGGCGGCAGACTACCTCATGTCGCAGAAGCTGGTCAAAAGGGTGCTGGTCATTTGCCCACTGTCCATCATGTACTCAGCATGGCAAGCCGACATTTTCAAAACAGCCATGCACAGAACCGTAGCAGTGGCCCACGGGGATGCCAACAGGCGCAAAAAGATTCTTGAGGGAGAGTACGAGTTTGTCGTAATCAACTTCGACGGTGTAGGTACAGTCCAAGAAGAAATAGGTAAATTAGGGTTTGACCTTATTGTAATTGACGAAGCTAACGCATATAAAACAGTATCGACAAAACGCTGGAAGACCTTGGCTAAGATCATCACCCCTACGACTCGCTTATGGATGCTCACAGGCACACCTGCGTCGCAGTCACCATTGGATGCGTTCGGCTTGGCGAAGCTGATAAACCCCGGAGGTGTACCCAAGTTCTTCGGGGCATGGCGCGATAAAGTAATGCTGCCGATCTCACGTTTCAAGTGGGTTCCAAAGAGCGATGCCAAGCAGCAAGTGTTTGACGCCCTGCAACCTGCCATTCGATTTGCCAAAGCCGACTGCCTAGACTTACCCGAACTGATGTACCAGACCCGCGAAGTTCCGTTGACCCCACAGGTAAAGCATTACTACAAGGAACTGAAGAACCAACTGTTTATCAAGGCGGCAGGGGAAGAGATCAGCGCAGTCAATGCGGCGGCAATGCTGTCCAAGTTGTTGCAGATATCCGGTGGCGCTATGTACACCGACACAAAAGAGGTGGTGGAGTTTGACGTATCCCCCCGCCTTAACGCGCTGATGGAAGTACTGGAGGAGACAGAACACAAGGTCATCGTGTTCGTGCCCTTCACGCATACCATCGAATTAGTATCCCGATTCTTAAACCAGCAAGGAGTAGCCAATGAAATAATTAACGGTGCCGTTTCCGCAACGGGGCGTTCAGAGATCATTAACCGATTTCAAACGCAAGAAAATCCACGAGTCTTAGTTATCCAGCCACAAGCAGCATCGCATGGGGTGACATTAACAGCCGCTAACACAGTCGTGTTTTGGTCGCCTGTTATGTCCGTGGAAACCTACTTGCAGTGCATAGCGCGTATTGATCGCGTGGGGCAGAAGAACAGCATGACAGTCGTCCACCTGCAAGGGTCGGAGGCCGAACGCAAAATCTACGCGATGCTTCAGAACAAGGTCAATTTGCACGAGGGGCTGGTCGAGTTATACAAACAGGAGATAGGAATATGATGGAAGTCGAAGAAATTGAAGACGTAAGTCTTGGTGAATTAGTCAAGATTTACTTGACAATAAGAACCGAACGTGAAAGAATTGAATCTGAGTGGAAGGCAAGGAACGGAGAGTTGCTCAATGATATGAAGGCACTCGAAGCGCAAATGCTTGACACCTGCAATACGAATAACGCTAAGAGCATCAGTACACCTTTTGGAACAGTCATGCGTAGGCTGACCGAACGCTACACCATAGCTGACGGGGACTCGTTCCGTAAATATGTAATGTTGCACGAAGCACCGGAGTTGTTTGAAGGACGTATCCATCAAGGCAACTTCAAGGAATTCATCGCTGATAGGAAAGACGAGGGTCTGCCTCCCGGTGTGAATGTAATGAGGGAATTCACGGTAGTCGTGCGTAAACCCTCCAATTAGTAAGTTTAGTAACAAAGGAAACTCAAATGAGTAATGATCTCGCAACCATGTTTAGTGGCTCAGTAATGGCTCCCATCGAGGGCTTGGATGAAGATACCCTTGCCGTAGCTGGCGGGGCGCGTCAGAACAAACGCATCTCTATTAAGGGCGGCGTGTTCCGTAAGTATGCTGGCGGTAAAGAAATCGGCAAGATTGAAGACCGCTACATGAACGTCATCTTTGTCAAGATGGCACACAAAGCATCCCGCATGTTCTACGATGCCACCTACCAAGAAGGTCAAAAAGTCAGCCCAGTTTGCTGGTCTACTGACTCCGAGAAGCCTGACGCAGATGTGAAGACACCTTGCGCTACCGCTTGCATCGACTGCTCCAAGTCCGTTAAAGGCTCAGGTCAGGGTGGTACTGGCGCAGCTTGCCGCTTGTCTTGGCGCACTGCGGTGGTTCTGCCTAATGACCCCGCTGGCGATGTGATGCAGTTGGTTCTTCCAGCTACATCGGCTTTCGGTAAAGAAGATAACGGTCGATTCCCCTTCCGTCCATACATCCAGCACTTGGCGTCGCACAACGTCAGCGCAGGGCGTGTTGTTACGAAGATGGCGTTTGACACTAACTCTCCTACACCGAAGGTTGTGTTCAGCCCTGCCGATAAGGTTTCTGATGGTGACCTGCAAATCATTGCACAGCAAGCGAAGAGCCCCGCTGCCGAAGCCGCTGTCAAGATGAACGTGTATCAGGTTGACTCCGAAGCCGCAGCCCCCGCCAATGCGCGCGAGGAAGTTGCAGAAGCAGATATGCCTACGCCCACAAAGCGTGAGTCTACTAAAACTGTAGCGTCTGAAGAGAAGGATATCTCTGACGTCGTTAAAAAATGGTCTAAAAAATAAGGATAGAAAATGCCACGGACATATAGTGAAGCTTTTTTGATTGAGTTGCACAAAGCCAAACCCACAAGGTCTGGCACTGCGTTGGCGCTCGTTTGTGTGGAGGCAAATCTCCCCGCAAAGTACGTTGTTGAAGCGTTGGATGTAACTCGCATGACGGTTTTCAGTTGGTTCCGTGGCAAATCTATTCGCCATAAAAACCTTCTTAAAGTCGAAGAATTTATGGATACCGTTGCGACAGATACCGCAGCGGGGTTACTGCCAGCACGTAGCACGGCAGCGGCTAAAAAATACATACAGGAGATGATGAGCAAGGAAATCTAACCAGTAGGGGTTCGCCCCTGCTTCCATTTACTGAGCGAGCATAGTCTCGCTCTTTTCAACTCTGGCTACATATGCTAAAACAATTTTACGAGAAAGCATTGCCTACACAGGGTGTCTATTGCATAACAAGCATTGGGACTGATAAGAAAGTCACCAACAAGTTTGCAGAGACCCTTGACGGCGTATTTGAACAAATTGAGAAGTTCAAGGCAAAGGAATTAAACACTTTCGTAGCACTTGGAACATTTGACGGGTTTAGTAGGAAAGCAGCAGATTGCTTATTTATACGGTCATTTTTTATTGACCTCGATGTAGGGGCAGAAAAAGACTACACATCCAAGGATGATGCCCATGCAGGGGTGATAAGTCTTCTTGTACAGACAGGACTGCCACAGCCAGTGTTAGTCGATTCAGGCGGCGGGATACATGCCTACTGGATTATGGATGAGGACATCCCTCGGGATGAGTGGAAGGTTTACGCAGAGAAGTTCAAGGCGCTGTGCTTAGAATATATCTCTATTGACCCTGTAGTTACTGCAGATGCCGCACGCATCATGCGAGCCCCTGAGACGCTTAACTATAAGACAAACCCGCCGTTACCTACATCGGTTATCAGCGAAGAGATTTCTGTGTACGAGTGGGCTGAGTTTAAGGAGTTCCTTGACGGGGGCAACGCGCCAGCACCAGTAGTGCAAGAGACGCAGAGCATTCTCGAGTCAGTATCCAAAGGGCTGGACGATGACACACGGGCGATGCTCAAGCTGGACAACTTCCCAAAGACCTTTGAGATTCTTGCAGACAAAAGCCTTAACGGTACTGGGTGCGCTCAGATCGCACACATCCTTACCGATGCACAAACTTTAGAAGAACCCCTGTGGTGGGCAGGTTTATCAATTGCAAAATTCTGTGACGATGGAGCCACCGCTATCCACAAAATGTCAGAAGACTATACGGGATACAACTATGAAAACACTGAAGAAAAAGCAAGTCGCTTTCCTGCTCCACGCACCTGTGAATGGTTCCTTGACAACTACCCTAAACGATGCGAAGGATGTCAACACAAAGGAAAGATTACTAGCCCCATCACCCTCGGAAAAGAATTTAGACCCGCTGCAACGACAGATAAAGCGGACCCAGTTCGGCAGAACGAGGATACCAAAACAGTTCCTGATTTCCCCGAGTTCCTGTATCCCTTCATGAGGGGTATCAACGGTGGTATCTACTACCAGCCACCAGCGAAGTACAACAAGCAGGGTGAAAAGTTAGACCAAGACCCAATTCTTATCCTGCCACACGAGTTCTTCCCTATACGCAGAATGTTTAGTAAGCATGATGGAGAGTGTCTGCTCATGCGCTTGGAGTTGCCGCTCGACCCAGTGCGTGAGATATTAGTCCCGATGAAGCATGTGTACGCCCTAGAAACTTTTAAGGCACTCATGTCCTCCAACGGTGTGTTTTCCGCTTCTGAGAAATTACCGCACCTTATGAACTATGTAATCAAGTGGGGTCAGTACATGCAGATGACTGACAAGGCTGAAATAATGCGTATGCAGATGGGCTGGACTGAAGACATGTCCGACCCTGACTGGGCTACCCGCAGCTTTGTGATCGGCAAACGAGAGGTCACCCACAAAGGCGACATCATTGACGCACCTTCTTCGCCGTTTGTAAGAGGGTTATCCAAATACTTATTACCCCACGGTACTTACGATCGTTGGCGTGAATCAACAGATTATCTAAACACGCCCGGCTTTGAGATGCATGCCTTCACCATGCTGTGCGGGTTAGGGTCTCCTTTCATGTCCTATACGTCAACTGCTGGCGTGACTGTGTGCCTTTTAGGACAGTCTGGTAGTGCCAAGACAGGCGCTATGTACGCAGGTTTGAGCGCGTGGGGTAACCCCAAGGAACTCAGCGTGTTTGAAGCTACCGACAACGGCATGACAGGGCGATACCTCGGGCTACACAACATCCCGCTAGGGATAGATGAGATTTCAAACAAGGACGCCAAGATACTTTCGCAGCTAGTACATAAGATATCCCACGGCAAGGCGAAGATTCGTATGCAGGGGTCAGTCAACGCAGAGCGCGAACACGAGATGTCTGCCTCGCTTATTGCCATCATGACTACCAACCAGTCTGCCTACAGTAAGTTTGAAGGTATCAAGGCAAACCCCGATGGTGAAGCTGCTCGTTTGATTGAGTTCTTAATCCACAAGCCCGAACTTCTACAGAATAACGGTGCACTAGGAAAACATATCTTCAACGCCTATAACTTTAACTACGGACACGCAGGGCCAATGGTGATTCAAGAAGCGTTTAGGCTTGGCGACAACTACATCCATGACAACATCTCCATGTGGGAAGAGAAGTTCATAAAAGACTTTGGGGATGATACGACCTACCGCTTCTACCAAAACCTAGTGGCAGCAACCTGCATGTCCGGCGCTATGGCACACAATGCCAACATCATCAATCTTGACATTAGTCGGGTCTATCACGAGACAGTCCGCGAGATGATTACGATTCGTGACAAGGTGGTCAAGATCAACCGCACCGACTACGCATCCGTCCTTGCTGACTTTGTGAATAAGAACATGGGCAATATGCTGGTGCTGAAGGATGGCAGGGTAGCGATGGAGCCGCGCGGTCAGATCGTTGGGCGTATTGTCAGTGATGAGAACCTCCTGCAAGTATCTAAGACCGACTTTAAGAAGTACTTGGCGGAACGTCAAATCAGTACCCGCGAGTTTGAGTTTGAGATGCGAGAGAACAAGCAGTTGATTGACGACAAGAAAGGGCGACTCACTACAGGATGGAAGTCTGCCGTACAAGTAGACCCCGCTTACTTGTACTGGTTCAAGACCGAGTTACCCGAAGATTTCTTTGATGACCCCCAATGAAATAACTGAACCAGAGTGGGTGTTTCCGTTTCAGGGCATGGTGGTGGGTGATAGCTTCTTCATCCCTACCTTGCGCCTTGCGGAGATGATGTATGCCATAGACAGTGGAGCCAAGCGCGCTGGAGTCTTCGTAAAGTGCTATGTCACCGTAAAGGATAAGCACATCGGAGTACGCGCTTGGCGTGTTCGTTAAGGTTCTACGTCGTAGTCCTTGAAGGTATCTATCATTCGGCTTTTTGCTAGGTTCTCGCGGAAAGCGTTTTCCCTAAGCATGGCCTCTCTGTCTGACCTAGTAAGGTCTTTATCCCTACGTATTTCGTTGTTTCTAGCGCGTAACGGATTTAGCTGCTGGTTAAGTTGTGTGTTGTACATCTTGACCACAGTAGCATACGTGGGGTGTTTATCTTTGTACTCAGCCAACTTGTCTGGATCATCTTTATAGGTATTAAGCACCTTTTCGATGTTCTTAATCTTAGTCTCAACTGAGCTAAATTGCCGAGCGTCGTAGTTTGACCGTGTTCCAAAGAACGAACCAAATAAAGGAATGTCAGTCTTAGGATCAAAATCCTTCTGCCCTTTGGTTAAGTCGTGCAGTCCATACGCAGTCTCACCAATACGAGCCACACCGTCGATATAGCTGTTGGTAAAGAAGTGCAGGGTGCTTGGGCTGATATCAATCCCACCGTCCGTAGCGTCGTGCATAAACGCTGCCGCATCTTTCCAAGCCTCTGGAGTGCTGTCTTTGCCTGTGTATGCATCACCCAAACGGCGCTGGAATGTGCTGTTAATGTCTCTACCTAAGCCGTCTGTATTCATAGAGAACTCTACGATCGGGCGCAAGAAGCTAGGCATGATTGAGTCAACAAAGAACTCCAACGGTTTTTCGCGTAGGGATATACGAGATACAGGGATTGGCATGAACGAATCCATAGCAATGGTTGTACCTATATTTATCAAGGCTGGTCCTAGAGGCTGCGAGCCCGCTACTACAGAAGCCATCTGAGACCCTGCTGCGGCAAACGCGCCACCACCAAATCCCCAAGGCAGTTGGAACACCAAAGGCTTTTTGAGCCCCATACCTTCCCAAATTGCGCGAGGTACATGGAAACGCGCATAGCGAGTCCACTGGTCCATATTGTCTGTAGCTACAGCGTTGCGTCCTAGGTCGTCATCATCCGAGAACATCTGAGCCATAGCGTATGCCATGATGCCCATCCCAGTTAGCGCCGCTGTTGTAATGCGGGCATTTTTCTGTAGCTGTTTAAAGTTCTTAATGTACTCAGCCTTTGCTGTTTCGTTAGCGGCAATATCAGGTGACAGGCGATTGACCGCATCGCTAAGTTTCATGAACGCAGGGGCAAATGACTCTACCGCGCGCACCGCACCTGTGGCAGACGGACGGAAGAACATGAACATAGCGCCCATGCCTTTGCCCCACTCGCCTACCTGCTCAAAGTTAGCAAGGTTCTTAGTAAAGACAGCGGCTTTTGTTTTGGCATCTTGCTCGCTCATGGTCTTGCTAAAGTTATTCTTAGCTATGCTATACGCAGAACCACGGCTAGCCAACTCAAACATGTCAGACCATGTGTCAAGTAACTTTTCTACGTCTTCTTTTTTTGTAACAATGCCTGAAGCGCCAATGCTCTTGTTTAGCTGGTCAAAATTAGACTTCAGGGATATACCCTGCATGTACGAAACCATGCCGCCCTGACGAATAAACTCAACCATATCCCGAATGTAGGGGTCTTTATCGGATAAGTTTTGTAAAGCCAAAAGCGACTTTTCATCGCCTTTCTTATAAAGCATGGCAACTTGCATTGCCTTGTAAAGCCCGGCTTTACCAACCACTTGCGCGGTTACATCCTTCAAGTAACGAGCAGCTTCTACTGGGCCCATTTCGCTTGCGCTAATGTTCCATGCGTTAGCCAGCGTATCCCGAACAAAGTTCATTGGAGCAAACTGATAGTTGTAGCGGGTGTGCATCTGCCCAAGACCACTTGTAATCTTGTTGGCGTAATCAACAAATACGTTCGTATCTTTGTAGGAGCGACGAATTGAATTCCGAAGCTTTTCATCCTGCACAACCAGAATATCAATGCTGCCGTCTTCGTTGTAATGAAAAATAGTAGTTTCGCCTTTTAGATCAGCAAGGTCTACCGTATTACGCTCTTCAAACTTAATAGTCTGTTTAACGTATCCTTTTAAAGCATTTTGACCATATGGGTTCTTCTCTTTGTCATAGTCAAGAGAATTCTTAATAGCTTGGGTCAAGTTACGACGCCCAGCACGCATTGCAGCACGGGTAGCGTCTGTCATAGTTTGAAGAATAGGGTTGTTAGATACGCTGAACCGCCCATCCATTGTGCCGGGGCTCTCCTGTAGCTCTTTGCCATTGCCACCCATAGTATCAAAGTCAAGGTCTTCGTCTACTCGTTGAGGATTGGGTTTGCCTTTTAGTGGCACATAGTTTTCAAAACCATAAAACGCTACACGATTACTAACGGGCTGGGACCAGTAGTTAGCAAGTTTATTAAGCGACGTAGTTTCCTGATGGAGTTTTTGCAAAGCTTCCATAACCATCTTGATTTCAGTGGCCTGCGGATGAGTTTCCAACTGCTTACGAATGTCCCTTGCGGCATTTAATTCAATGCCTGTCGCGTTGTATGACTCTGCATCAAAGTTAATATTAAACGGAACAGCCTCTCCGCCCATTGTTTTAGAACGCGAGCTAGAGCCTAAAGGGTCTACGTACTTCATGTTTGGCTTTGGATATCCATCATTACCCAACACAATTTCACCCTTGGCATCTTTTTCAAGAACGATGTCTTCTAATGCAATCCGCAACTGCTTAGCTTGAGCTACAGACATTTTGTTATTGTCAAGCAGCTTTATGATCTGCTCACGGCGCGCTGCAGCAATAGGCTTGAGTGGTACAGACAATAGGTACTTGACCATACGGCGCTCTGGCTCATGGACTGCTTCAAGTATCTTATGTAGTTCTTCTACAGCACGCTTGGCGGTGTAGCCTGCGCCTTTTGCAAATTCACCTACAGCTTGGTCAAGCATGGTAGCAGCGGGTTCAATGTACACATGATAGAAGTTACGCGCATCGCCAGTAGCCAGAATAATCTGCTCGTAGATGTTGTTCATGTAGTTTTTGCCAGCGCTTAGCCCTTTTATCAGCCCAGACATAGCTCGCTCTCGTTCCCAGTTTTTAATTGGGTAGCGGTCATCTGCAAAAAGACGCGCTATTTTTTGCCATCCATTGATTGTCCGTACTTCTTTTACTTTATTAGTAAAAGGCTCAGGAACTTCAGTCTCTTTAAGCGCATAGGCAGGATCGACTTCGCCAAGTTTAGGCACATGCAATTCAGCCTTGGCCTTCTTTTCAGCTTGATCTGCTTGCTTTTTCTCCTTACCTGAAAGCATTGGTAGGAAGATAGGCTCGGTAGGCTTAGCGAGAATATCGTCAAACGCCGCGAAGGTCTCCATCAAAAACTCAGGGGTGTACGAAACCTTTTTGTTTTTCGTAAACGCACGCCGACCAAAATTAATAATACTGGCAACTGCTATTTTAAAACCTGACCAAGCAGAACCATCTCTTGGCAGGATAGACTCTTCTATACCTATAGGCTTACCAAGAAAGTTTAGTGCCTCAATAAATTTTTCGTTTTTGTTTAGCTCTGTAGATATCTCTGCAGTAACTGTGGCATCGCGCAGATCGTCCTGTAAAACTTTATCAGATAGGGAGTACCCAACAAATTCAAATAAGTTTTTGTACGCCTCTGGGTGGTCAGTTTCAAGCATCGGACGTGTAATGTCCATGATTTTCTGCAAGTGCTCCACCCCTTTAAGCTGTTGAGGCGTTAAAGATTTGCGGTTGCCATATAAGTATTCGTTTATTACCTTAACCGTTCCTGCGTGTACAAATTCATGCAGTAAAGTATGATTAGATAGTCCTTCCTGTGTAATAAGAATGGTATCTGTCTTAGGGTCGTACTGCGCCAAGTCATCGTTAATCTTAGACGAGTCAACCAATTTAATTTTTGTGTTTAACTTTAACCCATTCAAAGCTATAGCTACAGAGCCCTGAAGTTTTTTATACGCATTTGTGCCTTGGGTTCCGCCAAGGGTAGTAAGGTACTGAAGAACCCCGGGGGCGTCCCCATTCATAATCATTTCAATTACGGCAGGGGGGAGTAGCTTATCTCCAGTCAGCGGGGACACAACACGAGCATGCTCTTCACGGGCTTTTTTATCTTTGGCTTGTTGCGCTAAAGACTCAATACGTACTTTTTCTTTTCGGTCAAGGGTATTTTGTAGTTCGCGTTTCTGCCCTTCCGTGAACTCGCTACTATCTTCAATCAGTTTTACACCTAGCTTAGCAAAGCCTACATCCTGCTGTATACCAGCATTGTTTGTAACTTCACGGTCATAAGTTTTTTTCTGGCCTTCAGTTAAGTCTTGCCAGCGTGGGAACCGCACCCCGAACAACCTGCTGTATTCAGCGCGGTTTTCTTCATAATGGTTTACCTTAACACGATCTTGGTCAGATATGTTTTCTTTCTCCCTACCACCAATTTTTTGCAAGTATTCCTGCAGCGCCTTAGCCGCTTTCCGATGCTCATTGCGCCCGCTGCCGCCTTGTGTGATGTTTCCAAAGTAAACATCCTTCATATGAGGGGGAAAATTCTTTGTGTACTCTGGCAAGAAACGTAGTTCGGGGCCATGCTTATCTAACGCAGCCTCAGCAGTGAGTAACTTACCCAATGCTTTTTTGTGTTCTTCTTGTAGCTTGATTTCTTCGGGACTTGCTACCATAGCGTCGCCGCCATCATCAGGTAACTCGTCAATTTGATTCTCAATGGCCTTTAGCCCCGCAGCAGCATCATCATGCTGTTTAATAAGTTCTAGGCGTCTGGCGTTGGATTCTTCTGCGCTTTTGTTTACTTCATCACGTGTATCGTTATAAAGTTTTGTGTCGGCTTCAGAGATGTCGTACTTTCTTGGTGTACGCCCTAATGACTCGTCGTAGGCTTTTTGGCGTTCTTCCTCTTCCCGCTTCTCAACTTTACCGGCCTGCTCCATAGCTCCCGCTACGTCCGTGCCTTTGTATGCAGGGGTTGTATCTTGAGTTTCAGCGGTAGCCTGTGAACCTTCTTTAATAAGTTTCTCAACTGGAAGGTAGCCTTCTTTAGTACGCTTAGCGCTAAGTTTTCCGCTTTCAGTCACACCTAACCCACTTAGCATGTCGGCTAAGTATTTAGATTTTTTTATGTAAGCCTTGCTATCAGCGCCGTTATCCATCGCTATTTCTACAAGCTCATTCCTGCGGCGATTGATTTCGGCCTGTTGAACTTCGGAGAGATCGGCAATAGTCTTAGGCTTGAGCGCTTCGTCTTTTTGCTGGGTTTGAGAAGTTGGAGGTTTTATTTGTTCATTTTTAGATACTACCCCCAACTTTTTACCCGCATCAAGAATTTTTATTTTTTCTTCATCCGTTAAATTAACATCGTTCTTTATTAGTTCCAAGAAATCAGCATTAGCTAAATCAATAGGAGCAAAAGGCCATGCCTCATTCCAACCGGCATTTTTTTGTTCTTCTCTAGCAAGTTGATTTACTGTGGCTGCGGACGTTTGTTGTCCTTTCGTTTCTGTTTTGACGGTTTCAGTGGTTTCATTGCCATCGGTTGTGGTTCCTTGTAGTGTTTCGGTAACGGGTAGTCCCGCTGTTTGTGTTTCATCAGTAGTAACTGGTATCTCAGAGGCAGGTGGCGCTTCTTCGCCAAGCTGTTGGGTTGCAGCTTTAAACGCGGCAGTAAACTCAGGAGTGTCTGGGAGCGTCTGGTCTTCAGGCATACCCGCAACACTTGTCGAAGCGCGCTTGAGTTGCTCCTCGGTCTGATTTAGTTCTGTTTCACGTTGCTCTTTAATTGAGTTAATAATCTTGTTAGAGAGGTTAGTACGAACCCCGCCCACCGCGCCGGGCGCAACTGCCATAGCAATAGATGCCGCAGCAGTGTCCACATATTCTTTGACTGCCGCAGCATCGGTTAGGGATAGGCTCGCGCCATAGCGTTCAGCAATAGTTTGAATCTCTTCAGCGGGAATCTGCTTAGTACCTGTAACGGCTATGCGTTTGCCAATGTCCAGCGCCAAGCTATTGAGGGTCTTTTCCCCAATTTTCAAAGAGTCAAGACCAATTTTATTGACAAAGTAATCCGCAACGCCGTGCACAATAGCAGCAGGGACTATTCGGGCTAACTCAACTTCATCAACGCTCTTACCTTGTTTTTCGGCTTCTTCAATAGCCCGTCCAGTGACTTCGCCAGTGCCGTACATACCAGCTTGGGCCACCATACCTGTTGTAGCGCCTATTGATTTACCCTTAGACTTGACGTATTGTTTGCCAGCAGCCTTACTTGCATCTGCAAATACTCGTTTAGCCTCAGCCTCTACAAATTTAGCGCCAGCTTCCTCTGCAATTTGTTTTGCAGCGGCTTTGGTAGCGCCTGCGGCAATGGCTTTCTTAGCCTCAGCCTCAATAACATTTTCAGCGGCTTCTTTGATGCCCTGTTTAATTAAAGTTTTACCTACAACGCCAGCCGCCGCGCCGGGAATAGAAGCAACACCGCCACCAGCAACCGCGCCAATACCCATGAAAGCAAGTGTTTCGGCAATGTTTCCTACACCAGCGCCAATTTGGTACGGTAGCCAGTCAGTCAAAACTGTACCAATACCTTTGTCAAAGGCGTTGCTAAAGGAGTCAGATTCTTTACCGATTTGACGGGCTTTGCCAGCTACAGCGGTGTCCATACCGCCTTTAACTAAGTCTTTATCACCAGACAGTAGCCCAGCAAATGCCTTGGCATTACCAAAACTTTCTTGAATTTGTCCGGGTATGTTGCCTATGCCACGGAAAAAATCACTGCCCCCTGCCTCGGCTTGGGGCGCTACAGCCACTTCCTTTGGTGCTTCCGCAGCATCAAACTGATCGAAGAAATTCCCCTTTGCTGGGGTTTCGTCGAACTTATCAAAGAAATTAGCCATGTTATTGTCCTAGTACTTTAGCTGCCGCGCCTTTTCCAAATTTTAAATCATATTGACTGGCTAAGCTAGGATTGGCTTTTAGCGCAGCAACTGCAGCGGCGGGTGCTGCTACAGCAGGGTTGGCAGTTGTTTTAGGCGTTGCCTTACCACCGGGTTGGTATTGGTCTACAAGATCATCGGCTCTTTGTTTTCTAGTATTTAAACGGGTGTCTGTATCAGTTATGTATTTCTGTGCTTTTTCAACGCGGGCTTTCTTTGCTGGAGTATCGGGAACTAATTTAGCATCCTCTAGCGCTGTCAAATATGCTGGGTCTTTTCTTGCTCTATCTATAGATGCGTCTACTTTTTCAGCTAAATTCATAGCTGAAAATAAATTTCTATTTACAGAGTTGTCATTTCGGCCCGCGCCGCCAGCGCCTTTACGAGGTTGAGCAATACTGGCAATCCCTCTAAGCATACTAGCGCTAGCCTTGTCTCTGTTGCTACCAGCGTTAAACACATCAAGTTTAGCTTTTTGAGCCAGTGCCGCATCTTTTCTAGCCTCGCTAGTTAAGCCCATTTGCTCTTTACGTTTTGCTTCACCCATGTGGAACCGCATTTTTGCAATAGCTTGTTCTTGGTCTTCTTCAGCTTTTAACGCTGCGCCGTAAGATTCACCAGCATCTGCAACGCCCGCACCAAAGCCACGCGCAAGGTTATTGCCTTTAAGGATAGTTTTGGCAAACTGAAACGCCGCTAGCCCTTTAGCTTGCTCTAATCTTTTGTCCCGACCAGCTTCCTTCTTCTTTATGCTTTCTTCATAGCCTTTATAAGGGTCCTCAGTTACGCCTTCCATCTGAATTTCACGAGAAGCCTTTCTAGCCGCTTTTGCGTCTTCCGGCGTAAACTCTTTGAACTCTCGCTTAGCGTTGTTCTTATACAGGTCCATCATAGTTTGGACAGCTTCATTGTAGATTTTGGGATTGCCCTGTGTTGAAGTGCCTAGTTGAGCTAGTTGCATGGGGTTAGTAAGGTCAGGGTCTACATAACTTCCATCTTCCTCTTCATTCCCATTAAAAGCAACAATGCCGCCACGGGCCGCACTCAATGTAGTCGGCATCATTTTGTTCATATTTACAGGTAGAGACGCAAGGCCACCACGTTGTATAGAAGCACGGAGCCCTTCTTCCTTAACAATTACCTCGAGTTTTACTTTATCCCCACTAGCTTCCGCCGCTTGCTTAGCTTGAGCTAGTTCTTGGTCATCTAAACCACGCACAAATTCTGCAATGTTGTCTTCATCGGTTACGCTTTTTTCTTTATCTATGTAACCACCCTTGGCAAAGAACTTACTTAGTCCATACGCAGTAGACGCAAGAGAACCCAATGACTGCAGCCCAGACGGAGACCCTTCGTTGTAAGTAGTTGTACCTGTGCTTGTAGTTCCAAGTGGTAGGCCGTTAATCATGTTTGCCATGTAACCCAACTGCTGTTGTGGGTAATTCTTCTGGTTCATGAAGTCTTGATAGGCTTGAGTAAGGCCCTGTTGATTCATAGACTGCTCTTGAGCGCCGTAAGCTGACTGAAGCTTATTGATGTCTACACCTTGCTGGAACTGTTGACCGCCAAGAGTACCAAGAGTATTTGCTGCATTAGAAGCAAGTTGTAGTCCTTGAAGGCCACGGTTTTGATCGGCGTTAAATTGGTTCTGGGCGTTTGTGTACGCAAGTTGGCTACCTTGCGCCTGAATGTCGCCCATCTGAGAACCAAGATTGCGTTCGCGTTCAGCACGCATAATTGCGTCACGACTACCACCAAAGGCTCCGGCTTGGGCGGCTTGTGCTTGTTGTTGAGTTCCTTGGATACCGGACTGGCGCTGAGCTTCGCGTTTTTGGATATCAACTACATTCTGAATGTAGGGGCTCATATACTGGTCAGCTTGAGCATTACCAAATGTTTGGTTGTTTAGGCCACCCATACCTGCCGCACCTGCTAAACCAATACCAGCGCCGGTAGCTCCGCTTGTTTGCATGCCTGCGGCGGTATTCTTAGCCTGCTCTTGCAATGGACTAAATCCAGCAATGCGTGGGCCGCCGTATGCTTCGTATGGACGATTTGATAACGCTTGCTGTTTGGCTAAGGTGTCTTGCGCATAGGGAAGCGCCCAAGCAGGTAAACCTGTAGTTTTTTCGGCAGTGGTAGTGGGGGCTGAACCGCCGCCGCCTTGAGGAATAATTCCACCGCCAGCTTTGCGGATAAAGGCGCGGGGGGGCAAGTCTGGAATGCCCAGCAAAGCCATTGAACGGTCATTAAATTTCATAGTTTTACCCCAACAATACGGTATTTTTCTTCAAAGCCATAACGCTTCCAAAGCCTAGCAATTGACTCTCTAGCAGCACCTTCGATAGCTGTAGCACCCATAGACCTTGCGTAGGTTTTTAGTTGCTCGAACGTATCGACATTACTGACTAGCTTGCCGCCAATAGCGGTAATAAATGCAACCCGATCATCAGGGCGATTAAAAAACTCAACTGTTGCTGCGCCGTGTAACTCACCATCGTCGCCTACACCGACTAGCAGTATCCATTTTCCTTGGGTAACAAATACCTTAGCCTGCTCTACTGTGTAGTCTCCGCTAGAGTGCGCAAGTGCGTCGGCAATGTACCCTTCAACCTTACTCCAAGTATAGTTCACCCATTCAGGGGAGACATACTGAATTTTCATGCTGGCAGGTTCTTGTCCGAACGGCTATTCGTTGCAACTTTGCCTTTACCAACTGTCTTTTTACGCCCAGCTTGGATACGGTCTAGCATTGCATATAGCTTACGAGCACCAGCATCAGTCGAGCCATTGCCGAGTTCTGAGACGATACGAGCAGGTACTACGAATTCACCGTCGGCTAACCGAGCAGGGCGCTTGCCGCCAATGCTGGCAGGGATGGAATCAGATACGCCGTCGCCGGGGCCACGTAGTAAACGACCGCCGTCAGAGTAACCGCCAAGATCACCCAACCCACCACCCGCAAAATTTGAAATACCGCCAGAGGCCATACCACGAGGTCCATAACGAGGCGTGAGGTCCTCCTTGTCGATACCTGAATGTTTTTTGGCAAAATCAATTCCATCTTTGTAGATTTCGTAGGCATGTGCATCGTCCCCTTCTTGGATGGCTTTGTAGGCAGGCTTAATAAAGTCGCTGTACATTTTTTTGTACACTTTATCCGCATCGGGCCTTTTGTCGAGTGCAGCCACAATGCGCGGGGCATTTTTGTAGTACCACGCAACGTCTTTGGATTTTTCCTTGTTTTTGCGCATGTACGTATCGCGGAAATCACGGAGGGTATTAAGCACTTCCCCGTTGTCTTTTTGTTTCATGTGCGACACAGCCGCAGTAGTCAAGAAACATCCGCCGGGCCCACCACCGACACCATCAGCGCCGGTATCTTTACCAGTTTCACTATCGGAAGGAGGAGCAGCATCAACAGCGGAATCAACATCAGTCGTAGTAGTATCAGCAGTAGTAACGCCACTTGTAATACCTCTACTAGTAAGGCCCTCATTAGTAGCAGTAGGAGCTACTGCCCCTCCTACAGCGGTTTCACCGGGCTTACCAACACCGCCTGTACCAGCAGTGGGGGCATTAACTCCTCCGTATGAGGTGCTTGCGTTATATCCGCTAGGTAGACCTTTCATGCCTACAGTAGACGTATTTGCATTTGATATTGCATTAGCCTCCGCATCGTCAGCGGCTTGTTGTGCGGCTGTAGCAGTAATAGAATTATTAACATTAACAGGCGTTCTATCTTCTACAGTCACCAAATTAGGGTTTTGTGTTCCAAAAAGAGCTTGTAACCCCCTCATTATGGGGTTGTTCATGGGGTTAAGAAAAGATAAATCTTTTTGTATGCGTGCACCCTGTGTAAAGTTATTAGGCACGGGAGCATATCTATCGCCAATTTCAGCATTTTCTTGAGTTTGTAAAGCTTTATCTGTTGCAGTTTCTTTATCCATGAACGCATTGATGCGGCCTTGTTCTGCTGGATTGATATCCCCACGCCCACCACGATCTTGATTTACATAGGCAGGGCTTGCTGCTATGCCAACAGGGGCTGCAGTCCCCGCTGGAACCCAAATATATTGTCCTGTTGCAGAATCGTATACGTATTTTCCGCTGGCTGGAGTTCTATCGGTACTAGTAGAAGTATTGTTTGCAATAGCCTTAGCTTCTAGGTCAGACACTGTTGATTTAGGTCCTCGCAAGGCGTAATTTGATTCGCTCCCAAAGTTTTGGTTAAATGCGCCGTAGTCTGGTACATCAGGTAGTGGGAACCCATTAGCGTCATAGCGTTGTATCATGTTTTTACTTTCAGTACATTACTGGCGGTTGTATCGTAGTAGACATCGCCTACTCGAAGGTTAGCTAAATCTGCCTGAGTTGGCAAGCTCGGAGTGGCTGTTCCGGGTACAGGAGGAGCGCTCAATGCCGCAATTATATTGGCTCCAGCACGTTGTGTAGAGATGTTAACTGGGCCACTATTATCTAATTGGTTGAAATACAACCGCAGTAGGCTAGTTAACTGATCTTGGTATGCACGGTTGTACTCTTCCGGTGCTACAGGAAGGCGGGGGGCAATTACGTTCTTTTGGGCCATATTAACGTCTGCCGTCAGGCCGCACATCAACCCGTGGACTACCTAGCTGCCACTGAGTACCGAGTGTATTTGAGGTAATCCGCATAGACATCTGACGACCGCGTACACGGATATTAATTTGCCCTGTAAAGGTGTCTAAGTCAATTGGGTATGTCTGCGTAGCTGTTACGGGCAACGATGCTGTGGCGCTTGTACCGCCTACTGACAGGGGGTTGTTGTACCCCGAACCAGAGTTCTGCAGAGGCAAAAGCTGCATAGTCAAGCTAGGCGTAGTCCCGTCTGTAGAGCCACGGAAGGTCAAGTCAGGCAGCATACGCCACGCAAACGCCATGTTGTGCCCATCACCAATGTCAAACTGCGAGCTTGTAATGCTAGCTTCAATGGCTGCAGGGTTAGCTCCAATGTTGTCGTCTACACCAGACTCGTGGTCAACGAGGTTGTATGCGTAAGTAGCTGCTATAGGGTAATCCCTTAGTCCGGAGTCTAGCCATGCAGTGCGAGCCAAATTACCGTACATCCAGATGTCTTCGGAGTAATTGTAGATTACGTAGCGATCCACAGTAAAGCTGTTTGCCGAACAATAGAACCACCAGACCTCGTTAAAACCTTCACTTGTGCTGGCAAAAATCTGGTCGGCTTGCTGCAAGTTAATGTCGTTAAAGATGTATTGACGCACGTCGCAACGCAGGGTCTGAACCCGTCCGTCGTACTTGTAAAACTTATCTATGCCCATCCAGTAGGTAATACCGGAGCCAATAGCAGCGGCGGTAGACGATATGATTGATATGTTGTCGGCAATAAGTTGTGTTCCCCAGACATAAGGCGGGCCAAGGTACTGCAGTGAATAAATGGTTGAGTCCGTCCAAACCACAATCTCTTGGCGGCTTTGCAGTGCCGTGACAATTCTGGAGCCGTGGGACAAGCGAACACTACCTGCTTGATTTGTAATTGCAGGTGCCCACTCTAAGTACGACTCTTGGTCTGACCAGCGAATAAGCATGGGGTCAGACTCTGTACTACCAAAATCATTGGTTCCAAAACAAATAACAAACCGACTTGCGTCAGAAATAATAAAGTAATTTTGTGTTAGGGGGACGCTTGAAGCTCCGTTTAGCTCTGTAAGCGCAATCATCCGTGGGGAAATAGTGTGATCCCCAGATTGTGACCCTGACGTATTGATAAGCGCCCCAGTAGGAGTAGCCGACAAATTAAACGTAGTACTCGATAAGTACCGTGTGTAGTATATTGTTCCAACAACAAGCCCTGTGGGAAGCGCCCCAGTAGTTTGTAGCGTAATGGCAGTCTTGTCAGGTAGGTTGACAACGCTAGTGCCTACGCAAGGTGTTGCAATGGTAAGAGTTATGCCGGTGCCTACGTAACCTATATTTGCGCTCCATAAGTACAAGGGGTCAGTGCTAGGCCCGCACAGCAAATCTTGCCCAAAGTTATTTTGATTCCAAAGGCGCATAGGCTGAGTAGAGTTGGCGCTAGTGCCCCATACACCGGAACTCCAAGTACCTGAACCCCAGCCTGTCAACGGAACTTCATAGGGCGGGCCAATGTTAATTTGGTATACGGCATAGACCGTACCGCCGCCAGTAGTTGAGGAAGTCGCTGCAGAAGCGGCTGTAATCGTATAGTTGTTAGTGCCAGTGGAAGTTATCTCGTACTCGCCAAGGATTGTTAAGCCGCCCACTGCTGTACCGCCGTAGAACGTAACGTAATCACCAAGGTTGTACCCACTAGCAGCGTCAGCAACTGTAACGGTAGTAGACAGATTTACGGTAGTAAACGGATTGGTTAGCGTAGATGTTGCGCGGATAGGGGTAACGTCGTAGTAAGCTCCGCCGTTCTGGATATAGAACTTTACGTTTGTGCCTACCCCAATCAAATTCTGAGCACCTAACGTAACCCAATTCCAAAGTGACCGACATACGCCTATGAAAGTATTGGCAGAGATGCGTGTCCACCCACCGATCTTTTCTGGTGTGCCCTGACGGAACCTAACTTTGTCCGACTCGTAATAGCCGCCCTCGGTGGTGTACCGAGTGTTCTCGCGGTTAATACCGGGTCTTAGGGTAATCTTTTGTAAGGGCATGGCTCATTTTCCCATGAATTAGGCAAAAGGTCGAGTACCTGCTTTGTCGATGATAAGCGCATTGCCTCTGGGTTCTGCATCTTCTGTGTTGGGTATGCTGATGTGAGTCCAACGGTCAAACTCACGAATAATTTGGTCAAAGGGTAAACCCGCAGCAATCACGGCACGGACTACCTCGTCTGGAGTTACACCGGGCACTCGGAGGTCAGCCGCGCACCCCTTACGATGCTGAGACTTGTCAGAACTTCCA